ACGGAAAACTTCTTGAGAATGTAAATTTTATTGAAGCAGCAAATTTTCTAGTTGATGAATTTAACACACATCGCCAGGTACAACGCGAGATTGTAGAATCAGCGAATAAATGTAGATCCGAAGCAAAGCTTTGTCCTGTTCCAGGATGTAAACAATTGCAGCATATGTGTCTTAAACATGACACTAATGCAGAAACAAGCCATACAGCATTGATAGCACGAGATGGGCCAATACCTATGTCACAGATTCATGCTGTAGGCCGCAACTTGCCGGTATTTCGCCCACCACGAGTGAGAGAAGTGCCCACGACGGCAGATATTGCAGTTGAAGAATATTTGGAACAATTCGAAAATGATTCTAGTATAACGGATTCACAATTTGACACACAATCAGGAATGTTGAGCGATGTGAGGGAGTTATTTTATCCAACCTTGGATAGTATAGCATTTGACGCTCTTTCTGATTGGAGGATATTGACTATGACTTGGCTGAGGATCTGTTTACCAGCTTTACGATATATTATTGTCAAATGGTTCCGATTTATTGCTGATGACTCCATGTTTTACCTTGTACCAGGATTCATTTTGCGACAACCAATTGTAAAGAGATTTATATTCACACGACGATTACAAACGGCATTTAATAGTTGGACATTGAGATTTCAGTTGTTACTTGCTTTATTGGCAACATTTTGGTTGACTAACAAGGTGTTGGATCACAGTGTGTTATGGACTATTCTTATTTTGACAATCGTGAGTTGTTTGGTTTTACGACACATTTATGTAACAACTGAGCAATATATTGCAGATCGTATGATACAAACTGAAGTAAGGATGTCAGCGTACATTGGTGAGCGTCAATCAAGGAATTTAAAGATTTTTGCTCAAGCCATACCGTTTGTATTTATAGGATACCAAGTATTGAAAGTATGTAGATCTTATCAATCAATTAAACAGGGTGATCTTGAACCCAAGAGTGTTGAAGAGATTGAGAAACGCGATAAAGAAGCAACGATATGGACAGATGTAGCAACTCGTGAATTACCATTGTCCGCAGTAAATAAAACTACCACAACATCAGTGTTGGAAGGATTGGTAGAGAAAAATTTATTGTATTTGACTATTCTCGTAAATGGAGAAAGATGGATGGCCAATGGATTTATGGTAAAGACTAATGTTATTGCTATACCAGATCATTATGTGAAGACAG